TTGTGCTGTCGTAGGGTCAGCAACATTTATAATTTGTTTACTTCCTGCATCATATTTATCAGAGTTATCTAAACCTAAATGGGTTTGTGCAGTATCAGAACTTTCTTGTGCAATGTAAAAATTCTGGTCTGCCGATTGGTCTAAATCACTTTCCGTTAAAACTGAGCCATCAGTAAAATCTACTAGCCTAGCGTCTGTGGGTGTTACTCTTTTTATTAAAATAGCAACCGCATTTGCAGGTGCAGAAGTAAAAGTTAAAGTACTTCCTGAAACTGTAAATGCTGTAGTAGCAGAATTATCTAACCAAGCATAAATATGTGCAGTGGCTATATACGAGAAGGGTAAAGCATAATCGACAGTGCTTGAATTTCCCGTATAGCTTACTCTAGCTAAGTATGCCATTTTTTATTGTGAAAATTGATATAGTGCGTCTAAATCTGAATTTCTTATTTGAACTCCCATTTTAATTTTAGTTTTGTTACTATTTAATGCTTGAATTGAATTGTCTAAAGTAAAGTTTCCCGTATCATCTTTAGTACTTCTAAATTTATTTCTGTTCTTAATTATTTCTTGTTCAACAACAGACTGGTAATCTTTGATAATACTTTTTAATTTTTTTGCTCTAGTACCACTATCTTTATTTAAATCATCAGTTTGATATGGGTCGCTTAATAGTTTGTACTCATCAGAATTAATAGCTTCTCTTAATGCTTCATCTAAAGACTTACCATTAATTCTAACTTTCCTTAATAATTCCATCTGCCTGTTATAAGCAGTCTGACCTTCGTCAGTTACGAATAAACTTAAATCAATATCTCCATTTAAGTTTCTATTCATTTTTGGCATGTTAATGCCTAATCTTAAAATTTCTTCTGCTACTGGGTCATCAGTTTGTGTTGAGACAGAAAAAGGATTAAACAATCCATCAATTAATCTTTTCCATTCACTGCCTTGATGTTTTAATGCAGTACCCCTGAAGTCATATTTATGTTCTAAAGTTTCAATGCCAATCCCAGTTCTTTTCTTACCTACATCAAGTATAGTTCTTATATCTCTATAGAATGGGTCGTTTACAAATTTGTGATAAATGTTTGGAACAAATGAACCTAATTTTTGTTTTAAATAGTAATTACCTTTTTGAGACATTGAACTGTCATCAGTTATAACTTCCATAAAATCTGCTAATCCTTTTAAATAAGTTTTACTGATTAAATTTCTTGAGATTGCTGACCAACTTGCTCTACCTACATTAATTATTTTAGTGGCAGGACTAATAAAATCTCCCATGTCTCCACCTTGTTTTGCCATTAAAATTAATATGTCTGAACCTGCTTGGTGAATTTCTTGTTCAGTTAATTGGTCATAGTTATCATTGAAATCAGCAACTAATCCGAAGAAAGCACCAAATGGGTCAAATCTTCCAAATTGTCTGTACTTATATTTACCTTCGTCTTCGTCCCAATATCTAAAAGCATAAGGTAATGCTCCTGTTTGTTTTCTTAAATCTTTTAAATCTCTAGAAGTAGTTAATTTGTCGCCAGTAATTTGACCTTGACTACCTGTAATCATACCTTCTTTGTGCATGATTGAAGCCATTGTCATTAAGGCATAACCTGTCGCTAAACCACCTCTTGCTTGTGCCATTCTTTCAGCACCATTTCTTCCGAAGAAGTCATTTCTAAAATTTCTTCTAATAAAACCTAATGGTGTTCTGTCTACAACATTTAACATTAAGTTTACTGGTGTTCTAACAAATGGAATAATTTGCTTCATTATTGGAAAATCATTTGCAATGTCTTGAACTCTTTTGAATATTCCACTTAATTCTTGGGTATAAGCACCTTCTTCAGCTTTTTGCATGGCTTTAGAATTTGTACCTCTACCAAACTCATCAAAACCTTTTGCAAATTCGTCTTGAACAAAAGCATCAAATTCAGTTATTGGTTTTCTACCTTCTATAGTAGTTCCAATAATTTTCTTTTTATTTTTGCCAAGTTTGATTGCTCTTTCTAGAACTTCTTTTTCTAATTCCATTCTATAGACAATTTGTCTAAAGAACTCGTCTTCTGCTCCCAGAAATCTAGTTGGTATTCTAATAAAAATTTACCTAAAGCATTTATTGCAATACCAGAAGTGCTATCCCAATCTAAAACTTCTTCATCAAAACCAGTCTTCTTATTTTTAATAATTTTAGTTTTCTGAACAGATTTTTTAGGTATGTCTAATTTACTATGACTACTAATAATGGTGTCTTCATTTTTAAATGCTATTTTTGTATATTTAACTGCATCAAAAATATATCTCCGCATTCCTGCATAACTAGAGAATGCTCTTTGTCCTTCTAATCTTAATTTTGCAACTTTAGCAGGATTTTCAAGTAATGAAGTAGCCATACGACTACCCACCATTTTTTCTAATGGTCTAATAAATATATTTGTTAAATTTGAAGTCATATTTATTATATGAGTTTTAGGATTAGATAATAACGCATTAATCCAAACTTCATTTAAAACTTCCCAAGTTTTATTTGCAACTGCATAATTTAAAACTTTAGAAATATCAGTATCGCCAGAACGTCCTATTTGTCTTATTAAAGTTTCAACATCTCCACCAAACTCATCAAACTCTTTTACAACTTTATCTAAATCTTCAATTATTGGTTTGCCAGTTGTTGTTGCTTGTAATCTTTGAGTTCTTGCAATGTTTTTAGAAAGATTACCTTTTTCTTCCATTATTAATTTCCATTTAGGAAGAAGTGATTTAACTAGTAATTTTCTTGCTAATGGGTCTCGTCTTGAAACCATAGCTACTCTTTTCATAGCACTAGATAAAGTTTCAATATAACTATTTAGAGCAACAACTTGATATGGTGCGTTCTCAACCAAATTGTTAAGTTGTTTAATATCTATTTCTAATTTACCTGCTTGATTTTCATAAAGTCTTCTTGCAGTTTTATGAACATAATCATCAGTTAAAATTATCTTTTTCTTTTTTATTAGATTTTTATATGCTCTATTAAAAGCATCTATACTTAATAAACCTTGTTTATCTAAATTAATAAATTGTCTGATATTGAAATTTAAATTTAAATCTAATTTATCTAATTTTCTATCAAACTCTTTTCTATTTTTTGTAGTTTTTCTAGCATCATCAAAAGATTTAAAGATGCCATCTTCTAATTCTCTATCGAGATTTTGAACTAACTTCTTTTCTTCTATCTGTGATAAAGGTCTGTATTTAGTTTGAATAATATCTTCATCATTAATTTGTTGAAGAAATTTTTCATCTTCTTTTAATTGTTTCTTATTAAATTTTTCTTTTACTCTACTTTTATTTAAATTCTTAATGTATCTAAAAGTTCTTATAGTAGCTTCTATTGAACCACCAATTCCTGCACCTTCTAAAGCATTTTTAAATCTTGCTTCATAGAAAGTATCATCAGGGTCAGAAGCTAAATAATCAAATAAAGGATTTTGAAGAAATGGTGCATGTTCATTAACCATATCCACCAATCTTCCAGTTTCCTCGTCAAAGGCAGTAAAATCAGCAATAGCACCCGTTGCAATTGTTTTAGTAACTTGACCTGTAGTACCTGCTCTTAAAAATGGAGAAATACCTTTATATCCGCCTGTAGCATACTTAACGCCTTTTAAAACTTTGCCACCAGTAAACCAACCAGTTAAAAATTGTGAAATACCTTTAGTTAAACCACCTGCAATAGTTTGTGGGTCGCCTTCAAAATCAGGCAATTCTATTGCGTCTTTTACTCCTGCTTTACCAAACAAAAGGTCTTCTCTACCTTTTGATTTCCATGTTTCATAATTTTCGTATCCCATGATGCCATTTTCAGCATCTTTGCCAAATACGAAGCCACCAATGTTTGTCTTTTCTCCTAAAGTGTCACCAATTCCTTCTACGAGACCTATAGTAGATTGAACTGCATCTCTTACTCCATCTACAGCACTTATACCTACATCTCCTAATAAACTTCTGTTCTTAGGTTGATACTCTGACAATTGTAAATATTTTTGAATTTCTTCTTCTGACCAAGTGCTATCAAACTCAATCATTTGACCATTTGGTGCTTCTCTTGTAATTGTTGCCATTATCTAAGTTTCTCTTTTTTTACTAATTTTTTATTTTTAATTACACCTT